CTTGATTAATGCTAACACTACATACAAACAGAAAAGGGGCAATTTGCCCTTTTTTTTATTGCTAAAGGTGAAGGAAAAGTGATTTAGATGAATTTTGGTCAGTTTGGGTCACTTTTTAACCTGGTCAAATTTGTTCAGGAAACATGGGGTAGGTCACTTCCGCCCCTAAAGGGGCGGAAGTGAACCTATAAACTGACCTTGTTTCTGACCTAGTCTGACCTAATTTTTTTTTTTTGAATATTTTTCAGTAATTTTGGTTAATTATTTGAAAATTTTGAAAATGAGAAATTTGATTTTAATTGGTTTGGCTGGTTTAACTGGTCTTTATTTACTAGGTAAAAGTCAGTTAGCACAAAAAACCAAATTGCTATTCAAAAAAATCAGATTTGCCAATAAAAAATTTGAATTGATTTTTGGTGTACAGAATCCAACTGGACAAACTGCAAAAGTTTCAGCCATTACCGGTGAGGTATATTTGGGTGATAAGTTGGTAGCTGATTTTTCCAGCTTTGGAGAACAGAAAATTGCAGCTAGGTCAGAATCTGAATTGCGTATCCAGGCTTCACCCACTATTGGTATTTTGCAATTGATCACCACAAAAGGTTGGTTAAAAAAAGGTCTGCAATACACCATAAAGGGTACTGGTAACTTTGATGGAATAGTAGTACCATTCAACTATAAAGCGAATCTGATTTAATGCAGAAAAATTTACTTTTGGGTAGATTGAGGCCATTTGGAGGAAATAGCCAAATGTTAGTCCGGGATCAACAGGTGCCGGATATTATTTCTGCAATGTTATCAGCACATAAATTGTATGCCAATGAATACGATAAAATTAGCAAAGATTTTTTTGCAGGTAATGGTGTACAAACTGCAAAGAAACTTTTTGAATTTCTCAAAAAGAATGTCAGGTACAAAATAGAATCTGACAAAAACCAACGTATCATGTCACCTAGTGCTATTTTATCACTAGGAAAAAATGATTGTAAAAATTACGCATTGTTTATTATGGGTGTTTTAGATAGCCTAAAACGCAAAGGATTAATAAATAACAAAATTTATTATAGGTTTGCCAGTTACAAATTACTGGATGAAATACCACATCATGTATTTGCAGTTATCCAAGATGAAAATGGAAATGAATATTTTATAGATCCAGTTTTATCAAATTTTAATGAACGCAAAACATATTACCACAAAATTGATAAAGAACCGAATATGCCATTATATAGCGTTTCAGGTATTGGAAGCCAGGTAGGTTTATTTAAAAAGAAAAAACCTGTTGCAGTAACTCCACAAATAATTCCGGGTGCTGCTGCTGCTCCTGCTGCTTCTGCTCCAGCACAGGAACCAAAGGAAAAAAAGAAAATAGTACTTAAAATTGCATTGGCTCCAGCTAGGGGATCATTTTTGCTTTTAGTAGGTCTTAACTTTATGGGATTAGCTACAAAGTTGAAAAATGCTTTTACAAACAGGGCAGATGAAACACAAAATTGGTGGAAGAATCTTGGCGGTAATCCAAACGAACTTTTGAGAAAAACTGAACAGGGTGCCAAAAAGAAAAGATTGTTAGGATCTGATGTGGAATTTGCTTCTGAAGGGCAAATTGGTGTTGTTGCTACTGGTACTGCTGCTGCTGCTGCTACTGCTGCTCCAATTTTGATAAAATTGGCTGAATTTTTGTCAAAATTGGGTATTGATGTAAAAGAAATTTCTGAAGTAGGTAAAAGGGTATTAGCAAAACAAGTTAAAAATGTAGTGGAAAAGAATTTGGAAACGGATGCAGCAATGCAACAGGCTTCACAGGATGAAATTGATCGAATAGTTAACCAGGCTGAAAACTATAATGCTGATGGAACGCCAAAAACAAACTATTTGCCATTTGTTATTGGAGGGGCATTGGTAATATATTTGATCAGTCGTAAAAAATAGTCACTTTTCCTTCACCTTTAATATGTATCAAAATTATCCAGCTAAAGCCATAAAAAATGCGACTGAAGGATATGTTTTGAATCTTATGAAAGGTAGTTGTAAAAATGCAACTGGAGTGAAAACGGCTATAAAATTGATGAATAGAGAGGTGCTGAATGAAAAATTTGTGAAAAAGATCTATTCTTATTTGAAAAGGGCAAAAGTATATGTGGGAGATCAGGAAAAGTGCGGGTATATTAGCTACCAGTTGTGGGGCGGTACTGAAATGCTCAACTGGTGTGAACAAACTTTAAAAAAGTAATTATGACTGCAAAACAAAAAGCAGCAAGGGAAAAGTTCAAAAAGGTAGTTGCTGAAGCTGGAAAACTTCGCAAAAAAAATCCTAGCTTAACACAGGCACAGGCAGTAAAACAGGCTTGGGCAATTGAATATTCAAAAAAAGATAAAAAGGTTGGTGAAACTCATAAAGATACCAAAAGCCACAATGTAAACGTTCGTGTGGTATCCGGTACAAAAAAGAAAACAACTACAACAAAAAAGACAAAAAAACTTGTTGGAGATTATCGTAATAGAGATATAGTATATAAAGATGATAGTGGACCTAAATCTGCTTTAAAAGGTAAATATCGTGTTAAAAGGAAAGATGGAAAATTTGCATATTTTTCAAAAATAGGACAAACACAACCTTCACAATATGTTTCTTTATCCGGTTATCAATATGGTAAAGAAATAGTTGTTGCCGGTGTAGGTAAATTAAGTACATTAAAAAGTTTGGTACCTGATGTAAAATTGAGAGTTACAAGGGGTAAAAAAACTAGTACAGATACAATAAAAAGTTCAAATGATGCTTCTGATGTTTTCAAAAGATTCATTGGAAAAAATAAAATTGAAACACAAGAATTGTTTGCAGTTGCATATTTGAATCAAGCTAATAAAATTTTGGGTGTATATGTACACAGTATTGGTTCAATTAATGCAGTAAATGTTGATGTAAGATTGGTTTTAGCCGGTGCGTTACAGATGGGTGCAGTAAGTTTGATTTTGTGCCATAATCACCCTTCAGGTAATTTAAAACCTTCTGGAGCTGATGAAACATTGACAAAACAATTGATTAAGGCTGCCAGTACACATAATATTACTGTATTGGATCATGTCATAATAACTAAAGATTCACATTTCAGTTTTGCTGAAAATGGTATGATATAAAATCTTGGAATTGCATTCCGTTAAAACAAAAAAAAACAAACAAAATGGCTCGTAGAAAAAAAAGGTCTGCTCCTAGCCGCCGCCGCCGTTCAGGCAGGAAAATGGGTGCAATTGGTAAAGGGTTCTTTATGGATGCAGCTGGACTGGTTGTTGGTGCTGCTGCTGCCAGGGTATTGACATCTTCCGGTAAAATCCTGCCTAATCTTGATCCAAAACTGAAAAGTGCTGGTGTAATTGCAATTGGTGCATTTTTCCCCAAACTGCTAAAAGGATCATTTGGTAAATCAATTGGTGATGGTATGGTAGCTGCTGGTGGACTTGGTCTGCTCCAGGCAACTAACGTATTGGGTGCAATTGACCAAGCTATGGAAATTCCAGTTTCTGTAATGGCTGGTGATGATCTTTCTGTAATTTCCGGTTATTCTCAAGATAATTTGAGTGTAATTGCTGGAATGGATGAAGAATACGCATATTAATAAAATTTTAAAAATAGAATAAATGGCAACACAACATGGGCAACGTCTGATTTTCGACAATGCCAAAAATCTTGTTAATAATGCTGGATTTTCTGCTGGTCAGGCAGTATTGTCACAGTCTTATCTTCGTAGTGAAGTAGCAATGTCAACTACCACTACTAGTTATCAAATTCCTATTCTGGTAAACTCTGTTGGTGCTGGTACTAACTTTGCTACTAACAACCTTTTGAATCTTCAGGATGCTTTTGTAGTTTCTTCAATTGGTGTTTTTGTGGCTATTCCTGCTGCATCTACTACTACTGCATTTCCTTTGTACACATATCCAAACGCAACTGCAATTAATACTGTTGGTGCTGCTGCTGCTTTGTATAATCTATACAATGGTAAATTGTCAGTTGTTGTTAATAACAGGCAAATTGTTCCAGCATGGGATCTGTACAGGCATCTGTATGTTCCTCAAACTCAACAGGGTGCTGCTTCAACTGCATCTACAATTGATCAGAATGATGCAACTGAATTTGGCTACTATCCAGTAGAACCAAATATTGTTTTGGTTGGATCTAAAAACAATGTTATCAGCTTGGAACTACCAGGTGCAATTTCTACTCTCCAGGCTGCAACTGCCCCTAGGATTGTAGTTATCATGCGTGGTATCCTTGCTCAAAACGTTACTCCAGTTAGGTAATTGGATACAATACGAATTGGAATGGGTGATGCCACGTTAAATATAGAAGCCCTATTTTTTATATTCAAATAAAAAAAAATGAACAAAGTTCAATCATACGAATTTATTGAGGTAGTTGTTCCGCAATCTTCAACCGGTACACGATTTTATTTTCCTGATCAGCCACAATTGAGATTCGTTTCTTTGCTGAATTTGGTTTGCTATACACCTGACACTATTACAAATAGTATATTGTCCGGTAATGCTTTGTTGACTGTTGCAAACTTGAAAACCACATATTTGGTGCTTTATTACAATGATAAAGAAAGTGTAAACAGGATCCCAGTATTGGAACTCAACAGAGTTGTATCAAATAGTGCAACTGCTGCATTTAGTTTTGATATTACTCCATTTGCTGGTCAACAAATCATTTGGAGCAAATCATATATTCAAACTCCAACTGCATATTCTTCAATTAGTGCATCTAATTTTAGCGTATGTTTTGGCGTTTACTATGCCTAAAATCACTTTCACTTCACCTTTAATATAATTGTTTATGGCAACTTGGAAACCTGAACTACACAACGCTGATGACATATTGAATTATTATGATCAATATGATGAAGCTGGATATAGTGTTTATGCTGGACATAAACCGGATCAGGCATATTGTCGTTTCACTTATACCGGTGCAGATAAAGTTTTAGGTAGAGAAAAGCTCCAGGAAGCGTTGGCATCTGTTTTGTCTAATCCGGACAATACAAATGTTTATTTGCTCCAAATACTAGGAAATAAGGGTAAAAAAACGGAAGTCTTAAACTCAATAACTTTTCAGCTTAATAAAGCACAATCAGTAATGCCATATCAATCTATGGGTGGATACAGTCCAGGATTGATGGAAGAAATCCGGGCAATGCGATCCGAATTGGCTGCAATTAAGATGAAACAGGATATTGAGGAGGATGATGAGGATGAACAACCGGAGGAGGAAAATTTCCTAGCTGGATTTATGAAAAATCCCCAGGTGCAAACAATGATACTTTCTCAATTGTCTAGCCTGTTTCAGCCACAACAGAAAATAACCCATGTAGCTGGTATAATGGATCAATCTGAATCTGAACAGGATGATAAAATTGATGAGGCAATAGAAAGGCTAAAAAAACATGATCCATTATTAGGTGATGATCTTTTAAGGTTATGTGAAATAGCTGAAAATGATCCTATGCAATGGAAAATGTTGCTTAAAATGTTGAGGTAATAAGATATGCCACAAATAACCGCAGATCAGATAATTGGTAAAACACTTTTTGCAGCGAAGACATTAGATAAACTCAATGCTTCATTGCAGAAAACAGGTACATTTAAACCTGGTGAAAGTGTTGGTGTAGTTTATTCTTACATTACCAGGAATGGTCAGTTGCATTGGATGTTTTATGATTCTTTTGGAAAAGCATATTATATAAAACATACTGCTGATTCTTTTAAGTTTTCAAAAGATATACAAAATGCCTTGCAGCAACAACAGATTAAGGAAGAAAAGGACTTAATTGCACAAAAGGGAGCAGTACCATATTATATTGAAAAATATGGTAAATATGTTTTGATAGCTTTTGTGGGTGTGGCATTAATTAGGACTTTTATTAAAAAAAATTAGAAAAATGAAAAACCAGGGATTAATTTTAGCACTTGGGGTTGGTGCATTGATTTTGTTGAGTGCAAAGTCTAAAGCAAAAAAACCAGCATATACCATAACAGTACCACCACCGGAAATAATAACCCAGCAACAGTATCAAGCTGCAACGTCAAAAAGGGGATTAGTACAAAAAGTGGTACCGAAAATTTTGCAGATATTTAAAAAGAAACCTACTTTAACTGCTCAACAAAAGGCTGCTGCAACTGCATTAAGTAAAGGATTCTCCCTCCGGGGTGTTGGTCAATTTCCTGATATGTGTTAAATTTAAATTATGACACCAAAACATTTGAAAATTGATTTAAGGGATACAATACAAGCGGATAAATTGAAATTGGCTTATGATAAGCAAATGTCAAATAGACGAATGTATGAACAGGAAAATGGCTTCAGCAAGTCAACTGGGGAAGTATTACAGAAATATTATATTGAAACAAAGGTATTTTATACAACTGCCAATATTGGGTCAGATTGTAATGAAATAACTTTTATTAATTCGGGTACTACTGCATTGGTTGTAGCTGATGTACCATTGCAACCAAATCAATCTTTGCGGATAACCGGGAACAGGGGTGAAATTGATACAACACAGTACCAATTAAGTTTTGCTACACCTATTAATACAGGTAATCAACTTATTGTCTTAAGAAAACTTTATATATAATGATAACATTGGATCTTTCTATATTAAATCAGAAAGGAACGCCAATGTTCAATTCTGATTTATTTGCAAATAGACCAGCAGCAGGTATAGTCGGAAGGATTTTTATTTCAACTGATACTAACGTATTGTATCGGGATAATGGAACCACATGGAGTTTATTAGGTGGTGGTGGAGGTGGAGGTACTATTTCAGGATCCATTGCAGCTGGACAGGTTGCTTTTGGTACTGCATTAAATACTATTGGTGGTGAAAACAATTTATTTTGGGATAGCACAAATGATAGATTAGGAATTGGAACTAATACACCTAATGAACCATTAACAATAAGTACTAATCTTAATCTTCCAAATGGAGTTAGGGTGACTAATTCTAATATTGGTAATTCTGCTAGATCTCAAATTTCAATCATTAACGATTCAGGTAATCAAGGCAATTTATCAATATGGGGTAGCGGTACCGGATTAGCAAATAAAGTATTATTTGAATCTAGTAAAGATTTTATCATAGGTACTGATTCTACAATACCTAGTGGTGGTACAAGTAAATTTCAAATTTATGTTAATGGATATAATTCAGTTCTAAATCCACAATTAACATTAAACTCAACAGGTAATCTATTAGTTGGTACTACAACTGATAATGGACAACGTTTGCAAATTTCCGGTACTACATTACTGAATGGTAATGTTACGTTTTCATCCTCAACAGGAATGTTTTGGGATGCGACGAATAGTCGTTTAGGTATTGGTACAAATACACCTTCTGATAAACTTGAAATTACAGGTTCTGCATCTCTTGCTATAATAGGATTTAAAATTCGTAATACAAATGCAACTGGTTATACTGAAATACAATGCTTTAATAATTTAGGTACTGTCAATGATAGAATGTACATGGGTGTTGGCGGTACTTCAACAGGTGATGCTTTTCAGAACAGAGGATATTTTGTTGCAAGTGGTAATATAGATGGTATTAATTTTACTGCACTTAAAACAACTGGAGATATAAGGTTTTTAACAGGTGGTGTAAATGAAAGGGTAAGAATATTTGCAAATGGTAATTTCGGAATAAACACAGGGGCAAGTGATAATGGATATACTTTACAGGTAACCGGTAATCAATCCACAACACAAACAACGACATATACATCGGGTGTAGTGCATTCTAATGTTGTAGTCAGAAATACAACATTTAATGCAGGAGCAATTTCCGGATCAACTGGTGTATGTAATTTTGTTGGAACTGGAGATAATATAATTAATGGCAATTTATCTGTACCTAATACTACAAGTTTTGCCGGTATATATCAATATAACAAATATCAATTTGGTGCAGCAGGGTTGACATTTACTGTCACACAGGCATCTCCTGGAGGATTAAGGGCAGTAACACAATTATTTACACAAAATGTGTTTAAAGGATCTAATTCAGGTACTATAACACACATGGCAGGGTTGCAAATAGGTGGTTTTTATAGTGAAAATAGTGGAACTATTACACCTATAATACCTAATGTTTATCAGTTATTAATTAATGATACAGGAGCATATTTACATACATTTACTTTTACTAACCGGTGGGGAATATATCAGGAAGGTATTAACGATAGAAACTATCTAGCCGGTAATCTTTTGTTAAATAGTACTGTTGATACCGGACAGATTCTTCAGGTTACTGGAGCAATCAGGATCAATGGTCAGGCTAGTGGAACCGCTGGAGGTGCATCCGGTAATCATTTAATTGTAAACGTTGATGGAACCCAATATAAAATAGCTTTGCTTAATCCTTAATAAATAAAAAATGAAACAAATTCAACCTGTTTCCGTTTGGTGCGACGGACAAGTATTAATAGCACAATATTTAGATGCTTATAGTATAAAAGATAACTTGAGTGATTTTGCTATATTTTGTTGGGGTATTTATACTGAAGGATCTGAACCAGGTAAACCAGGTATTTTAATATCACAAGGAAATTTGACTATGAATGGTCAAACATATATTGACTGGAATGCAAATCCTGATATAAATGATGATGCTTATTTATGGATAGCTTCACAACTTTCTTTAACCATTATTTAAAATAAAAATTGACAAAATGAACGAAAAACAAGCATTAGAAGTCGTAAAGGCAGCATTGGATTTAGGTGTTAAAAATGGCAATTTTGCAAATTTGAATGAAGCGTATGCAATTATTCAAGCATTTGATGTATTGTCTAAACATATAAATACAAAAGATAGTGAAACTATCTATGCAACAAACTGAACCAACTCACATTGCAACTATTGGAACCCTTTTTTTCGGGTTAATTGGAATGCAAAACATTTCAGAAATTAGCAATATTATATTTGCTATTGCATCTACTGTTTCATGTGGAATATCAATAGCATTAGGAATTAAACAATTAAAAAGAAAAAAATGAAGAATATTCTAAAAAACATTAAAACATCATTTGTAGGATCTGTTGCTGGATTGGGATTCATTATTGATGGTATCCAAACTAGGAACTGGACAATGGCAGTTTCAGGATTGGCAACTGTAATATTGGGACTATTGGCAAAAGATAGTGATGTACACTAAAAAATATTTAATAATTGCTGCAATTGTATTGCTGCTTTTAATATCTAAAAGAGTGAGTGCAACAAAATTAATTGCCAAATTTGAAGGATTAAGGCTAAAAGCGTATCAGGATAGTGGTGGTATTTGGACTATCGGTTACGGATCAACAAAAGATCCATTTACCGGCATATCTGTAAAAGAAGGTGATACTATTACTGAAGCTACTGCACTATCCTGGTTAAAAAAGGATATAACACAGAGAGAATTTGCATTGCGAAAACTGATCAAGGTACCAGTAACTGGAAATCAAATGGCTGCATTAATCAGCCTGGCATATAACATAGGTTTAGGTGCATTTCAAAGATCAACACTATTGAGATTATTAAATCAAAAAGCACCAGTCACACAGGTTGCAGATGAATTTCTGCGGTGGAACCGGGTAAAAGGTCAAATAGTGGAAGGATTAACCAATAGAAGGATCCTGGAACGCCAATTGTTTCTGAAAAGTTGAAATACACATAGGTGAGAGTCTTAATCGGGGAAATATTTCTATATTTCCCCTTTTTTTTGTCTAAAATTTGGTCAGATGAAAAAAAAGTCTATACATTTGAACTGACAAATGTTCTTTAAATCTAAAAAAACGAAAAACAATGCAACAAAAAACTGAACGGATCATCCTTATCCTGGTATTATTGATTTTAGCCTGTATTATTGGCAACATTCAAGTAAATAACCCTGAATTTTATTAATTATGGCAACACTAGTCATAAAATATGATCCTGATAGATATTGGGAGCAATACCTAAATATTTATATGATCAGGCATGAAAAATTCTTTAATGATGACAGTAAATTCATTTTATATTATGAAAATGACTATCATTTATTAAAAATGGGATACGAATTTGGCTTATTTTATCAAAAAAAAATAATGGTCAACAATGGAAAATAATATTCGTGAAATATTTGAAGAAATTATTTTTATTGAAAAAAAGATTGATAATTTAGAAAAAATTACACAATCAAAAAAGTTTAGCAATATTCAGATACACTTTTTTGCTGATGGTAGATTTTATTCCTTATACCCTAAAGACAGTCCATTTAATATGGAAACTGAATTAAGGATACTACTGGATGCAATGATAGAGCAAATGAGAACAGACATACACAATCTAAAACTGCAATTTTAATGAAACAAATTAACGTAAACGGAAAGCGTATTTATTTTGAAGCCTATATCACACCTGAACCATTTATACTTTTATCAGATCATGAACAGTTGTCTATTGGTTATTTGAAAGCATATTCATTGCATAGATTCTCCATTAAATATGCAATGGAAGATTATGTGAAATATTTGGATAAAGTACAGGAATATAAAAATGAACGTGAAAAACCAACCACCCCTTTTTAAAAAATGCGTTAATTGTCGCAAATTATTTACAATTACAATTTACAGGGGCAAAATGGGTAATCCAAATTGCCCCTATTGTTTAACCATTAATCAAATAAAAAATGCAAAAGAACAAAGATCTTCCAGCAATGCCAGTTCACCCAATGCAAGACCAATTTGGTCAAGTAATTTTAATGGCAGGAATGACAAAGTATGAAATTACTGCATTAAACATTTTATCTGCACAATTGAGAAAAAACAAAATTGAGGATATGTCTGAAGAAAATATCGCATATCAAATAGAAATGGCATATAAAATAGCTGATGAATTTTGCTCATATTTAGAAAATAAAAGTGAAAGGGAAAGTGCTATCGTAACAATTTAAAACGTGTAAACCAATGACAAATGATCTACACGAAAAATTGTTATCCAGGAAATTCAAACAAAACTACCAGCCACCTGAAGAAAATATTATTTTCACTATTGATGGAAAAAATATAGGAACGCTGCAAAGTTTTGT